CTGTTTATTAATTTTAAATTGACCTTGTGAGGCGTTTGTAATTGTTATACCTGCACTTGCAACTGAAGTTAAATCTAACGCAATAACACCACCGCACTCGGTTCTTAACTGCATACGAATTATAAACCCCGTAAGATTTAAATCTACGTTATCAATTTTAATTCTAAAGCCTACTTCTTCAAACGTGTCGCCTTTGTAATGTTGGAAGTTTAATCCTGCCATCTTCTACTTTTTTTAAAAATATTTCTAATTTCTTTACGTTTTCTTTTTTCGGCTCATATTGCCGTTTACAAATACCATCCGCCATAGTCTGCATTTTTATCAGGATAAACATCGTTATTTGAATTATTTAAGTACTCAGGGAAATCACTACTATTAAAACACATAAAATCAATAAACCTACGTGTATAATGTTGTGCCGTATCACGGGCCTTTTCAATTAAGAAATCAACTTCGCTTTTATCTACGTTCTGACTGTTTTCAGCACCGTGTTTGTACAATCCTTTATTTCCTATAATATAAGAAGCGTAAGGCAAATATTCAACCATAGTCCACTGTATAACCATCGGTTTAATATAATCGTTTACAAGCGACAAATAAGGTTCTTGCAAATCACTATCTAATATGTCGGCACTAATCTTATTAAATAATTTAGTACCTAGATAATTTTGAATATAAATATCTTGCGCTATTTTAACGAACTGAATAAATTTATCTACATCGACGTTTCCGTTTAATGCAGTAAATCTTTTAACATCGTCTGTACTTACAAAAATTGCTATTGCCATAATTTAATTAGTTTGGGTAAAATCCCTCGTTAGGCATATCTTTAGGCATCATTGCTACCTCTTTTGGGTTTCTAACTCTATATCCTGCTTGTTCTGCTTTTGCTACTGAAATGGTTGTAGCGTTTGGATTTGTAACATCTACTTTTACACCGCTTACATAAGTTTGACGCACCCATTTATGATGACATCTTGCGCCACCTTTAAACAGAAACAAATTGTAAGATTGTCCCTCGTGTCCAAATCCTGCGTTAACTAAATTGCTATCTGTATTTACAATATCCTCTTTACGATAAATCTTATCGGTAGACATCATTTTTTTACAAAAATCTCTTTGAGGGTTTGTGCTGCCAGTATATTTATAACGAGTGATAAAATTTAAACCCTCGATTTTTTTATCTTGTTCGCTTTTGCTGTTTGGTCTAGCTGTTATCGCTTTTACAAACTTTTGAAATAAACTAGGATTTTGTTCTTTATTTAGTCTTTCAATCTCGGTATCGAAATCGCTTTCTAGTTCTAAATCAACATCACTTTCATCGATTAAAATCCAATCAGCACCAACACTTTCACCTTTATTAATTAAAGCATCTGCAAATTCAAAAGGTGTTTCCACTTCGCTAGATAAAGTTGTTGGCGCAGGCGTTGCTTTTGTAAGTTCACCATCTACGCTTAAAGGTTGCAAAGAATCAAAAATTAAATTTAAACTTGTTTCGGCTTCCATCTGAATAATATCAAGCGTGTCAAGTATCATCTGTTGAAATGGTTTAATAGTCATATTTTCGTAAAGAATATGACTATTTTTTAATTCATCGGCATTACTAGAAAAACCAGTACTTGTAGCAATTCCAAACAATAAAGGCGATGTTACATTATGCCCTAGCATAATCTTATGCATTGCTTCCTCACTTACATATTTATAATGTTCTGGTGCATCGTTTAAAGGTATGCTGTCAACGGTGGTTTTTTTAGTTTCATCTGAATTAAATCCTATTACTACCTTTTTCCCATTTGCTCCCGTTAATGTTCTTTCAGTTTGAGCAACCATTAACTCCATTTTCTCGGGATCAGGCACTCCATTATTAAAATTAACAACCGTTGTAGGACTAAAAGAATTTTGCACCTCGTTAATTAAGTAATCTGCAACCTCTTTTTCTAGCACACAATAAGGTAAAGCACCGTAATAATCTACGTTTGAGTAGTATTTTTGTCCTACGGTATAATTTCCACCCTTTAAAATTTGTATTTGACCGCCAAAACCAAAGGCAGGAATCGGCTTTGGTGGGAATTTTTTAGTATCTGCCCAATTATCTGAATAAAACCACGTGTCTATTTCGCCTTTTTCATTGCATTTACCTGCTCTTAATAACTGAAAAGGCACGTGTTCAACTTGCACAAGTCTTTTCTGACCGTCATAAATCATCTGAAAAGCATAATTACCCAACATTTTAGCGTCTGTAATTACATTTTTTAAGGTTTCTTTGCTTACTAAAGATAAAAATCTAGCGTATTCGTTAGGTCTTAATCTGCCATCGGTTGCGCTCAATCCTTTTCCGTAGGCTAACTTAACAAAGTTGTTTATAATTGCGCTGTTTGTAGTGCTTGAATTATACAAATCAATCAAGTAATTAAATTGATTGTTTGTGTCGCCAAATTCAACCCAGTCTTTTGTTTTGCTCTCGGTTATCTTTGGACTTTTGTAGCTTTCTAATTGAATAAATCTTACGTTACTGCTCATTGGTTACAAATTGGTTAGTCGTTACTCTTTGCGTGTAAACGTCTTTATTAATTGTATAGTCTGATATTGTTTGGTCGGTGCAAATTATCATATCGTGTAGCACTAAATCCCCTGCCGTGTTAAACGCTTCAAATGTAAGTTTGTCATTTACATTTAACGTCATATCTGCGTTTAAAAGCACAAAAAAATATTTTTGTAAATAGATTTGGCTTTTAGTAAAATTGTAGGTTGTATTGTCTAATACGTTTTTGATTACAATAGTTGCTACATCATTTCCAATAGGAATGAATTTAAAAGTATGCAACGCATTGTCAGGATTTGCTGTCATCATATACCTATTATCGTAAAAAAGTGTATTTTGTTTTAAATTAAAAAAAGCGATAGGGTTACTATCGCTTTTAAGTTTGTTCAATTTAAGTTTTAAGCACCTGCTGTAACTGTAAAACCTGCAGTCGATAAACTCACTCCGATAAAGTTTGCAGGTACTGGCTCATCACCTGATAACGTGATTGTGTACCCCGACATATCGCCAAGTGCAGCACCCGTTACAAGCGTTCCGCCCGTTACTTCCATTCCTCTAGTTAAACCCGCATAAAATAAATTTCCGTTGTTATCTTCTACAATAACCTGCGGTCTACCGTATGCCATTAACTTCAATTCTTTGTGCATTTTTGGCGTTAATGTTTTTAAAGCCAACTCAACTACTTGCTCAAAATAAGTCGTTCCGTTGTTACGGTCAGATTTAATATTTTGCACAAAACTTGAAGTTCCTTTCAAATCATATTTAAACGCTACTGGCGTACCTGCAACCGCATCGATAACATCTGTATCTGTTGCGTCATAAGTGTACCCAGTTGCATCACCATCGTTTACAAAATAAACAGCCTTTAAACCGCCTATAACGTCTTTGCAAACTTCTTTTCTTCCTAGTGTTAAATCACAAGCCATAATATATTTTTTGTATAAAAAAAGGTGGTGTTTATCGCACCACCTTTCAAGTTAGTTATTCAGTTAAATTAGTTAGCAGAATTAACGATTCCGTAAGTAACAATTTCCTCAACGTTTCCGTATTGAACACCACCAGTCATTCTCATAACGATTCTCACGTTTTGAGAACCGTCGATATCAGCCATATCAATAACTTTTACCTCGTTAGTATCGTTTAGTAAACCAGTACCAAACCAAAGGTTTTCAGTTTGTGCAGCAACCGCAGTATTAGCAGATAGCCCTTGTGTCATTTCTAGTTTAACCCCGTCAAACATTAAACCGCTACCCATTGAATACCATTGAGTACCTTTTGTGTCTGTACCTGATGAACCAACTCCGTTAGCAGCATAACCACCCAACGCTCTGATATATGATTTGTAAATGTTTTGCGCTACGAAAATTGTTAAATCTTCTTTTCCGTACAATGTTGCAGGAATAGCATCTACAATTTTACCAAGCTCTGCGATAACGTTTGTAGCGTCAACGGTTGTTCCTGTTACTTCGTTTGCAGTAGGTAGTGCAGCGTCTAGGGCTAAAAGGGTAGTAAATCCGTTAAATTGTCCGTTTGTTGTTGCAACACCTCTCCAAATATTAACCTCATTTTCTGCTGCTACTTTAGCAACGTGGTTAGCTACTAAGAAATCTGCAAAAGTTGGAGGCAAAGAATCAAAAGCTGAATAACCCATTGAAACCGCATCCCAATCAGAACGGAAATCTTTTTTACAAAGTTGGTTATTTACTTGCAATTCTTTTGGCTCTAAAATACGCTCGGTCAATGTAATTGTTCCGGTAGCGTCAAAGTCGCATGTGCCATCTTTCAACAAAGAACCTTGCGTTAATTTCTTAACTACTTCTTTATATTTGATGTTCGGTTTAATTGTAACCAATCCTTTTTCTAAGGTTGGAGCAGAAAGCAAAGCCGCTGAAATATATTTCCCTGCTGCTTCTCCTGCGTAAGTTGTTGTAATGTTAGTTGTTGTTGACATTTAGTATATGTATTTTTTGATTAATGATTATGCTTCTGACGCAAAGATTCCCACACCACCAACGATAAACCATTTTGTTAACGCTTGCGCTCTAAGCACAACGTAATCGCCATTGTTTGCAGTTGCTTTTGTGTTGTTTAGTTTTTTACCTGCTACACCGCTAGCTACTGAATCTGCTGCTGCGTTTGCAATACTTCCGTTAATTCCATCTGCTGCCGCAGGATCGATTGATAACAATACCGCACCATCTGCTCCCGTGTTTCTAAATCTAAATTCCATACCTAGATTTTCGGATGTAATAGCTGGTAAATTCATAACGATAGCGTCTGTTGCTACGTTCCAAGTTGTAGTTCCTGCGTCTGCTGCTGTAAAAGTAGTTGTTGCAGTTACTGTTGTTTCTTTTGCACGACTTAATACTGGGTCGTTGCTAATTCCAATGATTGTTCTTGACATTTTTTTTAGTTTTTTGAAAATAGTTTTTTATAAATTCTGTCTTGTGTCGTTTCAGGTCTTTTGCTATGTAGCAAATTAACTTCAACTTTCTTTTCGTTTTCAGGATTGTAAACTAAAGGCGCAGGAGCTGCAGACAATTGAACTTTTAATTCGTTAAGTTCCGCTTCTAATTTTGCGCTTTTTGTTTTCTCAACTTCCAACTCTTGTTCTTTTGCGAAAAAAGTTTCTTTAGAAACTGATTCAACAATTTTTTTAGGCGTCGCTTCCATTTCAGGCGCAACAATTTCCTCTGGTGTTTCTGCACTTGCTTCTTCTACTTCAGCACTCGCCTCTTTAACCTCTTTGATTATTCCCTCTTGTTCAACTACGATAATCGCACCGTCTGCGGTTGTGTACTCGCCGACTGGCATAGCAACAATCCCCGTTTCAGATACAATACCAATCGAATAATCAGGCTCAAAAGATTCCGCTTCAACAACGGTCACACCATCATCCAATTTCATCTGCTCTAATTTTACTTGAATAGACAAAAGTGATTTGATTTGATTTAACGTTTTTTTGTACTCCATTTTGATTTATAAATTAATAATTACACTCGTTCCTTGTCCCTCTAATGCGCCAATACCTTGATTGATTAACTCGCCTTTGCAGCACTCTCGGCTGTACGTTTCCTCATCTGCACATAAACACCCTCTTTTATTATTTGTAGGACTTGAATTATTTTTCATTTTCTAGAATTTTTTTAATTTGTTCTATTAAATTCTGCTCCTTTTTCATTTGCATTTTGTCGGCAAAATAACCCTCGATCGAAAATCCTTTTACCTTACCGCTTTTCACATCTTCCCAAACTGCATCGTTATTACATTTCATCGAGATCATCCACGTACCTACGGGAACATCAAAACCGTGAAAATTAGATTTGTCTTTTTCTTTGTCCTCAACAATCCAACTTTCTGTCACGGTCATTCCGTCAATGTCTTTTTCGTGTTGTTGCGTGGCGTTAGATTGATTGTTATTTATAAAGAAGAGTTCAGATGCTTTACGTACCGTTTGCTCACTAAAAAACACATAAAACTCCTCGCCATTTTCTTTTCTGTAAATCTTTTTGTTTGGAATTAAAGCCGCACCCATCAATATTTTTTTCTCGGTGTTTACTTCTTTTAACTCCACTTCTAATTGTGAGGAAAGCACAATAAAATCAGATTCGATTGCTGGTCTGTCTACTACTGAAATAGCATCTATACCATCGTTTTCGTTATCAATTACAAGTTCTACAATTTTCATTTTTTACTGCTTTTAAAATATTATCGTTAAAAAGTTTGGTTTGTTGTATTTTTGTTTTTACATTCGTGCTTTAGGGTTTAAGCATTTATTAAGATTTGGGGCGAACAGCTATCTTTTAGGTAGCTGTTTTTTTTATCCTAAACTCGCGTTTCTAATAATGTTGCGGTCTAGTGATTGCCCCGTTGTTACATCGCTAGGTACTACATACGCTTTAACGGGTGTTTGCTCACGGTTAGCCATAACTCCCGCTAATTGATTAACTCCGCTATTCCCTACAACGTTAAAATTAGGTGTCGCAGAACCACCGCCCTCGCTTGGAACGCTTGGAGTAGCACCACCGCCACCACCGCCCGGCACTTTTACTTTATTAATTGCAGATATATTTTTAAGTCCAACTGCAATAGCTAAACCTGCGTTAATAGGTGCTAATGCTGGACCAACAAACGGAATACCTACTGTTGATTCGTAAGCCTTTTGTGCGCTTGTAAACATAGATATAGTCGCTGCTGCGATAGCTAATACTTTCCCTGCTCCCGTTTGCTTTCCTGCTAAATCGGCAGCCATATTTAAAGTATTTGAAATTGCATCTAACGCTTGTACTTTAGCTTGTGTTTCAGCTTTGTCTATTGCTATTCTAGCATTGGCATTTTCCTCTTTAAATTTTGTTCTATCTGCTTCGCTTTTAAATACTATTTGATTTTCCATTGCCTCACGTGAAGCAACCGCAGCCAATCTTTGGTCAAAAGAAAACTTTTCAGAATTGGCAATAGTTAAATTAGTCGCTGCCCTTGTATTTGCAGAATCTATATCTTTTTTTAGTTTGTCAGAATTAGCTTGTAATTCTTGTGCGTTTAAATCTTTACGACTTTTATAAGATGCTTTTAATAAACTATCTTCATACTCTAAAGTGCCTTTTAAATATTCTGCCCTTTTGTCTAGTACTGCTTTTTGTCTTGCTGACTCGGCGTCTTGTGCTGCTTTTTGGTCTGCAGCCATTTGAGCGTTAAGTTGCTTTTGTTGCTTATTTGCTGACCGCAATATTTGTGCGCTTTCAGTTTCTAAGTTTAAAATCTCGGCTTTAGCGTTTGCGATTGCGTCGGCTCTTTCATCTGCTGATGCTTTTCTATCTAACTGCGCTGCTCTTAATGTTTTTCGTGCGTTTTCTAAAGCGTCTTTTGTATATTCTGCCTCTCCTTTTCTTATGTCCTCAATTGCTTTTTTCTTTTGTGCGTAAGTTGCGTTTTCATCTGAAAGCAATTCTTTGGATTCAGCTAGATTTTTATTTAATTCCGCACGTGCGACTTTTAAATCCCGCATTGCATCGCCAACCTCTTGAAGTAATTTAGCTGCTTCTGCTCCTTTTTTAAACTCGGCTGTAATCTCATCACCTACTCCCGAGATTGCTGACCGAGCATCTTTAACCGCACCGCTAAAATCACCCGAAAAGAATTTCGCTAACGCTTCACCAAACTTTAAAAACCTATCACGAACAACAACCATCACGTTAGATAGTCCGCCCATCATTTGTTCTAACTTATCTGCGCCCTCATCTGTTGAAGTAAACGCTTTATACAACGCCGTAAGTCCTAACACAAGCGCAGCGATAACCGCACCGATAGGATTTGCAACCATTGCCCACATTTGGGTTAATACTGCACCGAATCCTTTTTCTGCTCCTGCTAAAGCTGGGTTTAATTCAGTAACCATATTTTTAATAGCACCGAATGAATTACCCGCAGCACCCGCTTTACTCAAAGACGTGCCTACTTTATCTGCGCTTTTATCAACGCTTTGAATAGCTGTATTTAATTGCTTTACATCTTGCGTTGTTTGGTCAATATTGCTATTAACTTGTAAGTCTACTATTTTTGTGATAGCCATTTTGCTGCTGTTTTAATTTGTTTCCAATTTTTAGGAAATTGATTTTTACCCTTTGCAATTGCAATTAATTCTCCGCTGTTGTTTGGTACTTCTCTTAAAAGTGTAAATATTTGTCTAAGCATATTGATTGATTTGGATTGAAATAATTGTTGGTGCTGCTCCTTTGTAAAACTCTACAAGTACATTATCCGTTCTATTTACACCACTTGCATTAGCCGGTACTGCAATATTTAAAAGTCCATCTTTGTAAACGTTTCCACCGCTTGTATAAGTTCCAAACAAATAACCAACTGCAACTTTTGAACGCCACAAATCAAAGTCTTTTAAGAATATCTGCAACTCAATTGACTGCGCCGTATTATCTAGTGTCATTGTTTGAATGTTTGACAATCGCAGTATTTCGCTCCCCGCTTGTTTCGCCTCGCTATTGTCTAGTATCAACTCAAAAGAAGTTTCTCCGCTTGTGAGTTCGGGTGTCATTGTATTAATTATGTATCTTTTGTTTGACACGATCATTTTATCTTTTAATCGTATTGAGCAAATCAAAGAAGTTGGTAGCATCGCTTTTAATTTCAAAATTCTAGTGCGTTGGTTAAATAGATTTTCAATATAATCTGAATAAAAGCTATTGTATAAACCCGTGAAGTTTATATCTAAAAACCAAGCTGATATTTCAGCACCCCAATTTAATGATTGCACGTAACTTAAATCGGTACTCGCTAACTCGAGTTCATTTGAAAACCTAACATAAGTGCTAATATCATTTGTAGTAGCTATGTTTGAAATTTTAATCGCTGGCGTTACTGACTGCACACCATTACAATAAATTAAACTCGGTTTAGGAACGTACGCTTGACTATTTTTGTCAAACATCGTGGCGGTTATAAAATCCGTTCCCGTTTCTCTGTCGAATAAAAAGTTTTCAAAAGGCAAAGCCACCTCGTAAGTTTCAGCAAAGGCACTATTTTGATTTTCAAAGTTTAAATCGCCGTATTCTTTGTTAAACAAACCTCTGTAAATTTCATTTAATATGTTTTCCGACTTGTCATATTTAAACGCTATACGCTTGAATAATTGAGGCGGGTTAATATCTATGCTATCTGTATCCACGTACTGCGTTATATCGGTGTTCTGACCGTCTAAATAGTAATCGGGTAACGGTTGTAGATTAAAAGAAGTTTCAGATGTTGGAATCACCATTAAATTAAACATCTTTATCAACCCCTCCATAAATGAAACAACTGAAATATCAGGAACGAATGATTTTATGTCGATGTTTGATACGGTTGTTTGTGATGGGCTTGTTGCTCTTAATATTTGTACCTCTCCATATTGGTCAAACCCTCCTGATGTTCTATTAACTTGTAAATAAGTACTTCGAGTTAATGTTGAAGTAAATGTTATTCCTGAAACAGAACTAACGAAAAAAGTATAGACGTCATTTGGTAATTGTGTAGGACTGGCAAAAACAATATTTATGTTTCGAGTTCCTACTAGATTTAATCTACTTAACCAAAGTATGCCATTTCTATAAACAAAAACATCATAAGAATTTATACTTGCAGTTGTTATTGTTAAAGCTAAAGACCTAGTTAACTGACTAAAACCTTGTCCAACTGTGTACCAAAATGGCGGGTCGTATAAATTAATTATAAATGCATTATTCCAAGTTAGCGCATCGGTTGTTAAATCTAACTCGTTAAAACCTGCACCCGTAACATCTGTAATAAATGATGTTTGTGGAGGTATAGGAAACCTCCGTACAATTTCAGTATTTGCACTCTTACTTGTAAAATTTATTCTTACTTGTTCGGGTTTAATTGTAAACTCATCTTGATTTTTAAGAT